ATAGAGCCTGGGTTTTTATAGTACACCATTTCAAAAGAACTGGTAGTCTCGACAGCAGGGTAGAGAATTAAACTGTCTGCCCTACTTGAGTATGTGCTTGGTATTCCTGTTCTGCTAGACTTAGGCTGGTCTCTATATGAAACCCTTTTCAATGGCTTCTCAACATCTCCTTTTAAAACTAGAGATTTAATCTCCAAAGAATCAGTGGGCTTTGTTATGTAATTAGTGCCTGCTGTTGAAGTAACTGTAGATACAAATTCCATACCAGAAACCCTAAGCTCTCTGTAAACACGCAGCTCAGCTAAACGGATGAAGTCAGGTATTCTAGCATCCAGGTCTCCTCTGTCTAGCCAGTCTGCTATAGCTTCTTTTATCTGTGTGTATGTTCCTAGTGCCATTATAGCTTTCCTCTAGTTGTTCTGAATGGTGCGTTGTCTGGGTTGTTCAGCCAGTGTCGCATACGTTCTTGGTTTCCCCATACACCTTCTCGCATCATAGTCTCTACTAATATTAGAGGGATGCGGGCTACTCTGTATTGTCCTTTAGAGTCTCCTTGGTATTGGTTCTTTCCACTTCTTCCTGATTCAAGTTTTAACTGGCTGTTACCAGTAACGAGATTCTTGATTTCGTTGGTATCTTGTTCAGAGGTTACTATTATCGAACCATCTGAATCTTGATGAATTTGGGTAGTTATTATAGACATAATAAGTAAACTCCCCACATAAGCAGGGAGTCTATATTAACTACTAGGCGATTGCTGTAATTGAACCGTTAGCTGCTTCGTTGCCACAGCGTAAGCCGTACTCAACCACAAGCATCTTCTTATCAGAGTCACCGTCTTTAGCGATGTCTACTGTTTGGAAGTCACGTAAGTAGTCTACTGACCACATATCGTTGTCTAACATAAGAGCAGTACCTGTCGGTAAGTATCTATCCAACACTACGTTGAATGTACCGAAGTCTGAAACATAAACATCAACCGAGTTGTAGATTGACTTGTTGTCATCCACTACTGATTGTGTTTGTGTAGCACGACCATTTAAACCAGTAATCTGCTTCTTAGCTGTAGCACCTACTAGTAAAGTAGATGGGTCGCCACCTGCATTCCAGCACTGCGATGCTAGTTCAGTGATGTCACCATCTTCTAGTGTAGTGCCTGTTGATGAATCACCTTCAGTAGCACTAGTCACAGCAAATGTGTTAGTAGTGATGAAGTTTGTTGCACCTCTAGTCTCACGAGCTACTGAAGCAGAACCACCTACCGCTGCGTTATCAGCAAGTAAAGCTGTTTCCATATCACGCTTAAGCTCTTTAGAAGCCTTAGCTAACTGGTATGCCATCTCTGACTTCTTACCTGCTTTGTCAACTGCTTCACCAGAACCAGTAACGTCTACTGTCTTAGTAGAGATTTGTGTTTGATTAGTAACACGAACTGTATCGCTCATATTAGCTGCACCTGCTGCTGCACCTTCAACCTGAGCGTTAGCTCCTGCTGGTTCTAGTGAGTCAGTCTGCCATTCAAACAGTGTGTTTGATACTGAACCTTTCTTCGTAATTGAAGATAGGAACGGAGTATCTGTTGGTGAGATATCATAGATTACATCTGATAAATCTTCTCTTTGGCTATTGCCTGTGTTGTACGTATTTTGTGTTGTTGCCATTTTATTTTCCTTATTATTCTAACATATCATAAAAGATAGAAGCGGCATCATCTGCGTTGCCTGACTTCTTTAACCTTGTACGCTTCTTCTTTGCAGCTTCAGTATTAGCTTCTGCTTTTACTGTACCTCTACCAGCCTTCTGCACCTTAGGAACTTTCTTCACAGCTTTCTTTTTAGGTTTTACTTTCTTAGTGAGCCTGTCAAACTCCATAGCTTTCTTAAGAATAAGAATACTACGGTGGTCTGCCAGTTGCCCTATCTCTTCAGGTAAGAACCCAGACTCTGTAGCATATTTGCGTACATCGTCTTTAACAGATTTATCTTTGTCAGCCCATTCTGGTAGTGCTGAGACTAGCTTAGCATACTCCTCTTGGACAAACGTAGCTCTCTGTTGCTGTGCTTGCTCGTACTGTTGTTGCTGAACAATCTGTTGTTGTTGGTCAGCGTTCTGTACTTTTTCCTGTGCATCTCTGAACTCATCCTTCTTAATCATATATTGATATGGGTCATCCTCTTTGAGAGTATTCCAATCAACATCTGCAAATTCAGATAGGTTGGCTTCTTGCTGGTCTTTCAGCATCTGCAAACCATTAGCGTACATCTGTCTCTCTTGCTCTAACTGTAGTCGTTCTTCCTGAATTGCTTCATTCTCTTTACGACCCTCAGCCAGTGCTTGAGACTTACGAGTATAGTCGGATTGTCTTTGATAACCAGCTTTGAGTTCTTCCAAGTTAACCTCATACTCTTCACCACCTACTTTAATAGTATAGCTAGGGTCTGCAATTTCCTCTTCCTCTTCTTCGCCTTCTTCAACTTCCTCTACTTCTTCAGTGGCTTCTTCTTCATCTTCTTCAGACTCCAAGACCTCTTCGGTTTCAACTTCATCTTCCTCTATTGTATCCTCTACTACTTCTGACTCCTCAGTGGTAGCTTCGGTTTCCTCGTTTGTAGGTTGCTCTTCCGAGTTCCACATATTAAGGATATTATTTGCTGCTTCTTCAGCAGAACCATCTTGCGCTCTATCGAACGCTGTTGCAACTTCCTGGGTGTTCTCTGCAGAATCCATTAGTCATCTCCCTGTTAATTATAATTCGTATCTGAATAGAATTCGTCTTGCCCTTCTGCAAGCCTACCAGTGTCGAGTACAGATTTAATGTGTTGGTCTACTAAACCTAAACTCTTAATGGTAATATAAATCCTATCCCTTTCTACTTCCTCGCTAATTTTGGTCTGTAATAACAAATCAATTAGATGTTCTTTTGTTGTCTCAAAAGCTTCCTTATACAAAGGGTCATCAATTAGCCGCTTGGCGCTTTGACCCCTCTGTACATCCTTCCCTTTCTTTCCCATAACTTCTCCCTATGTTGGACCAATAGCTACTGGTCTTTTCTGCTCCCTTTCTAAAATTAACTCTTGTTGTTTAAGAGCCAAGTCTGCTTTCTTAATTTCTAATTCTTGTGCTTTAATCTGCATATTAACCTGAGCCTCTTGTGACTTTAGGTTGAGCTCCTGTTGTGCTAGCTCAGCTTCTAACTGCATCTCTTGCTGCTTGAGTTGACTCTCTGTCTGTAGCTTCTGCATCTTAATCTTAAGTTCTTCTGTCTTAAGCTGCATCTCCATCTGCTTAGCCTGCTCTTCAGGGCTAGGACCTTGTGGCTTCATATCCCCCTCTCCTGGGTCTGTTATGAAGTCTTGTACGTTCTTCATACCCATAGCCTTAATCTGCTCAGCAACTAGATTATATATATTCTTAGGTTTGATTAACATACCAGCACCAGGATGCTGTCCAATCATTTGCAGAGTCTGAGCTAACTGACCAAGATGCATAAGGTTCATATCCTTATTACCAAAGCCTAGACCTACCTGAGCAGTACAGTCCATCTTCTCTCTCCACTCATTAGGATACATAGTAACCCACTCGTTGTTAAGTCTTATAATCTTCTCAGGAGATTCATACTTCTGTACTAGTTGGTAAACACTGTTGGCTAGGTCCTTCATCCCAGTCTCAGCAAACACTCTAGCAATCAATTCAATCTTCTGTTGTGCTGCTGACATAACCTGTGCCACACCGGTAGCAGTTTGATGGGACTTAAGCCCACCATCAGATAGACCCATACTGTTCTTACTAACGCCAGTTCTTTCTTCTCTAATGCTGTCTATGTACCCAAGCATATTGAAAGAGTTTTGGTCTAGTTGTGGTGTGGCTAATGGTTTAACAGCTCCAGGGGTACGTACTCTTACAATACCACCAGGTCGACTTGTCATAAGGTCATCTAAATTAGCCTGACCTTCGACCACCTCATAACGTCCGTTGTTTGTTAGATACATATTGTCTAACAAGTTACGCATTAAGGTAGTCTTAATTAGTTGAAGGTCGGAGATTAAGTCATATATACTCAGACCGTAGAATTTATGAGGCATCGGGACAGGTGTAAGGGAGGAGAAGGGAACACTGTCCACTACCTCATTATCTAAAATCTCATCTCCAACCTTCGTTATCTTTCTTAATTCATCAATACCATCGTTATCAAAGTCAACGTACATATAGCACTCAGATACCCAGACACCGTCATCAATATCATCATACATACTGTCACCTTCGTGATTGAATCTAGCCAATCTCTCTAGGTTATAGTTGTCTTCTCCACCCTCAAAGGCTCTCTCTATCTTAGCCTTTGGGTAGCCCTGTGATAATAATTCTGACTTAGTTCTCTTTACCTTGTGTGCAACGAACCTTGCATCTTCAATACTCTTAGCGTATTTATTAATTAAAAACTCTTCTGGTGGCACATTCTCAATTCTTACTTGACCACTTTCTATTGTTCTTTCTAGCACAACATCGTGGAGAACTTGCTCTCCCTCGTTGGCTGTATGTTCTTTGACCTCAACCGAATCATCCATAAGCAATACTGTGAATTCTTCTTCGGTAAGGTTCTTATATTCTTCTCTGGTTACTTTAGTTGTATCATCCCAGTAGTGTTTAACAACACCGTTCTTCTGAAGCAGTGCGTCTTTGAACCAGCTATATATAAGAGAGAAGCCGTGGTTCTGTCGCATAATAGTGTAGTTGACATAATCAGTGGCTTGCTTAGCCATCTTGGTGTCTTCTGGTCCTTGGGGTTCAAACTGTACTACCTTATCACCTCCTGTGAATATCTTCATAAGAGAAGGCATAATCCATTCGATTACATCAGCTACATCACGGGTGACAATTTGTGAACGACCTTCTTGCTCGTTGCCATACTTCTTACCGTGGTAACGGTCCATAGCATCAGCACGTTGCTCGCTTAACTTAGTCTGGCTAGCACCAGAGGCAGAGTTTAATTCCTGCTCTACCTTTGCTGATAGCTCGTTTTTAGTCATCTTCCTTGCCATAATTAGTTTACCTTTGTTATACTACCCAGCTCAAGTCTTGCTTAGGGAGGCTGCTACCCCAGGAGTTATTACTACCTGTGAACACAACATCCGTCACACAGAGGTATCTGAAACTATCAGCCGCGTGTGAGGTCCAGTCGTGTACGGGTTTCTGAGACCAAATCTTCTTCTTGTCGTTATAACTACTACGGTACTGTAGTAGGGAATCTAATCCCTTCTGACACTTTGTCTGGTCAAACCAGCATCTATTAAGTGTATTCCTAACAGTATCAATACCATCCATAACCCTTAGCTTAGGAGCAACTTGGAAGTCAATACCTAAGCTATATGCTAAGTCCTTCCTACTCTTACCAGTTGAGAACTCTCTTACTGCTATATCGTGTGGTGCTATGTGTGCACCATATCTATATCCTTTACTATTAAGAACATCAATATAGTGAGGTAGTCCCTCACCGCTGCTCTCATAGTAATCTATAAGGTTTATTGACTTGCCATCATATTGGGCAAACCATATAGCGGTGCTGTCAGCTACTCCTAAGTCCCAAGCTGTTACTACTTGTTTGGATGGGTCGTATGGTACTTTACCAACCCTATCATCATCATAGACAGTTTCTAGTTCCTTGGCATAATAAGCACCCCTCAGGGCAGCAGACCAAGAACACTCATACTCTTGCTCATACTCTGTCTCAGCCATATCTTGCCTAGCCATCTCAAGTTCTTCATCATCCAATATACCAGTCTCACTGGCTTTGAATAAGAATCTCTTCCAACCCTTCTTATCTATGGCTGTATGGTAAATATCATAGAACTCATTCTTGCCTTTAGGAGTCCCGATGAATACTCCCCAACCTTTCCTATCTGACAGTGCAGGTCTGATAACCTCACTGTACATCTTAGGATTCATCTGAGCATACTCATCAAGAATAACACCATCAAGGTAGATACCACGAAGAGTGTCAGGATTATCAGCACCATAAAGCTGAATCCTAGCGTCCATAAAGTCCGCTCTAAGCTCGGCTTCATTAAACTTAACATCTGGAAAATCTACTAATAATCTCTTTAACTCATCCCAAGCTACTGTCTTAGCCTGCTTAAATAGTGGTGCTAGGTACGCATACCTAGGTGCTTTCTTACCTTGTTGGATATCCTGTACTGCTGACTTAATCATCTGGTTAATAGCAAATACAGTCTTACCAAATCTTCTGTGACAAACAACTACGTTGAACCTATCTAACTCCAGGTGCAACTTAGCTTGTAATACTCTGGGCGTATAAGGTATTACAATCCCTTTACGTTTCTCCTCCCTTTTGTTAGACATACTCTATTGGCGCATCTCACTTATCCACTTAGCATATGCCTCTTCATCATCTATATCAGGTCTCCTAGCAGCGTGGGCTGCATCATAGCTAGGATATCTTGGGTCTTCTTGATGACCAGAAGTAAACATCGACTGGTCGCCAAAGAACCAATTCTGTGAGTAGTCGTCAGGATTAACTAACAGACCGTCACCAGTCACTTCAGGATTAGCATCCTCAGCAAGTTCAGACACACCCCATAAACCACCACCTAATACACCGGCTTTTACTACACCTTGAGTTATGTCCTGACCTGGTACTTTCCCTAGATTATTGGCTTTAAGTTTCTGTCCTTTATTGATAGCTTCTAACGCCTTTACTCTGTAAGCAGGACTCATACGACGAATTGCTTCTACTGTATATCCAGCACCTCTCAGTATCATAGCTATTATTGCTGGTACGGGCATCAGTGTACTTTGTCCTCTGGGTTGATTGTTCGGTTGTTGGCATCAGCAATATCTTCCTCACTGTCACTCCAACTAACATCAAAGTTCTTATCCTCGTGCACAATATGTTGCTTAGGAGTCCAGCCACCCTGTGTCTTAAGCCAGAAGGTTGTCATAGCAGCACTATCACCACTAACAGCCATCTCATAAGCCACACCTGCAACCCTAGCAGTACGCTTATCACGTCCTGTGTCTAGGGTGTGTCTATAATACTTAATAAGTGTGGCAATAGATACACCCATAATCTTAGCAATAGTGTGCTGGTCTAACCCTATGGTGACCATCTCCTCTACCTTAGCATAGTCATCATCACCAGGGTTATACTTAGTCGTTGTTCTTCGTGCTTTCTTACCACCAGCCTTCTGACTAAGCTTAGACAGTCCTTTAATTAGACCAGAGTTTGTATCTAAGTTCCGTGCCTTCTCTACTTTAATGACAACATCACTAGGCTTCTTACCAGTTGCTGCTGCTACTTTGTGGCGAGCATCCTCTTTGATTGACTTTAAGTCTTGCTTAATCTTCTTAGTGTGTTCTTTCATATAGTATATATTATACCTTATTTCTAATTAGTATTCTCATAGAATTATATAAAAACTAGGAGACAATATCTATTATGGCATATTGTTATTGGCAAACTTATTCTGGTTCGTTATCTGTCTAACTAACGTAGTCCGCTGTTTTGTCTTTATGGGTGTTATGTACGGTTGTTGCATATTAAGTTTCATATTAAGTTTCATATTAAGTAGCAGCATTAGTACGTTAGTTGCTAATAACAATATTATACCTGAAAATAACTTTGATATGACACTAATTCTATATTAATATATAACTAAGTAAGGGCATAGCTTAGCACGCGATTCCACTCTTGAGCTGTACTGGAGATGGACTATGTCACCACTACCGTACTACACCCCCTCTAGCAGTATAGACAGCAGATTCATAATTGTTGAATTTTAGGTATGGGTCGATTCCCCCGATATACACTTTATTTACTTTGGGTGGGTGGGGTCTTCATCAGTATATTATTATATCAGCATATTATGATACTCTGTATGTCCTATAATACCCCTGCACCTAACGTGGTTATACATAACATAGTAATATACTAATATAGTAATACAATAATACTCTCATATAGCAGGGATAAAGGGTTTTAAACTTTCGTAATATACACAGTCTCTAATATTAGTAGTGACTTGTATTAGCATATAGTTATATAATCACTACATCATCAACCTATAATATAACAGCTCTATGATATTCTACAGTATCAACACCAGCAACCACCACCAGAACAATCACCACCCATTGTTTTAGTATTTTAGTGGCACGAAAGTTGACAGTATGCAATTGATCGTGTAACATACGAAGTATCAATTAATTAAGCGCCTTGATGTGCTTTTCCCGTTCTTTA